TACGTACAAGTTGATTTTAAGCTATTCTAATCGTTTCAAGAAGGTTATGCCAGAGATCTTAAATGTTCCTCATTTCAGAGGTGTACGCATTCACAAAGGAAATTCAGCAGCTGATACAGACGCTTGCATCCTAGTAGGTACATGGAATGGTACTACGGATAATTGGATAGCTAGTTCAAAGATAGCTTATGATAAATTATATGCACTACTTAAGAACGCACGGGATAACAAAGAAGAAATAACGATTACAATTAGCAATGTATGACATTTAACTCATTAAACATGATCATTGATGATATCATGAATATTGCTAGGGATAATAACATCGCAGAAAGTGATAAGTTATCCCGTATACAAATAGAGCTGTGGATTCATCAATATCGTGCATTATTAATTAAACAAGATCTAGACAAAGGTAGAACTATCAATTCAAGTTACATTCAATCTGTCGGTCCTTTACATATTTCTAAAGTAAGTAATTGTGCTGGTGATTTTAATTATGAATCTGATGAGGAACTACCTAAGTTTATAGATTTACATTATGGTTCAGGTTTAGTAGCAGTAAAAGACCTAGATGGTAATTTAATACAAATAGGCTCAGAGACTAAAGCTAAATATCAAGGTAGTAGGAAGTACACTTGCAAAGATTATATTGCATATACTAAGAATGGCTACTTATATATAGATGGACCTGAACATCTAGAGTATGTAACAGTAGAGGGTATCCTTGAAGATCCTACTCAAGCTGGTGATTGCTTTGACAGAGATGATACTGCATATCCAGTACCAGCTAATATGATACCAACTATTAAACAGCTTATATTTGAAAAGGAATTTAATATAATGCTACGTGTTAATAGTGATACTACTAACAATAGCAGTAATGATGTAACACTAAATGGAACCAACAAAGTATAAGAGACTATCATATACAGTAGCTGATTATTACTTAAGCTACTGTGATTATGTAGCAGATAATCCACTGTATCAAGTCTCATATACTACATTTAGAGAAATAGTTACTGATTACTTTAGATACTTACGAGACGAGATAATTGAGAATGGAAAAGAAGTTAAGTTGCCGTGTAGGCTAGGTACATTATCCATAGTAAAGCATAGACCTAAAGAGTATACAGGTAAGAGTTTGCGTATAGACTATGGTGAAAGCAAGAAACTTGGTAAGATGGTGTTTCATTTAAATGAGCACTCAAACATGTATAAATATCGTTTCCTATGGCGAAAGGATAACATACTTACTAAGCATAAGACCTATTATCAGTTAGTAATGACACGAGCTAATAAGCGGCATCTAGCACAGATAATAAAGAATCACGTAAGAGATTATATAGAATTATAAAATGATCACAAAACTAACATCTGTACAAAGTATAATTGCTAAAGTAATAGCAGACCTAGACTTACAGGAAGATGAGTTGAAGATCAGTGATACTATAGAATGGTGTGGTGAAGCAATCGAAAAGATTGGTGCAGTAACACAGTTCATACCTAAAGTAACTGGTCAGAATGGCATACCTGCTCTACAGATACACAATCATCAAGCTCCTCTACCTTGTGATCTACACCAACTTCATCAAGTAGCATACTCTTGGGATAATAAAGGACCGTGGTTTCCTATGAGGAAAGCAACAGGTTCTTTTGCTGTTTGGGGTAATGACGATCCATGTAACCATGAAGAACTAACTCCTGATAATATTGTAAAGAATGATACTTTAGTAAACCTAGTAGTGGATATGTATGGTAACATAGATAAGACTGAAGCTATTGAAATGATCAATAGTAATCAGAACTTAAGAACCATACTTACTAATTTACTTAAGCATCACAATCATATATTTCATCATAAAGGTGTAGATTCAGCTAATCCTAGTATTGGTTTACAATACTCAATAAAACCAGGTTGGATAATGTGTAATGTACCAGCTGGTTACTTAAAGTTATCATATAGTGGTATACCTACTGATGAAAATGGGTATCCTTTAGTACCAGATATGACTTCATACAGGGAAGCAATCTACTGGTATATTACTATGAAGCTAAAGTATCCTGAGTACTTAAGAGGTACATTAAACAGGGATGTATACTATGATATAAAGAGATCTTGGAACTTCTATAGACAACAAGCATATGCAGAAGCATTAATGCCTAATGAGGATGGTCTAGAATCAATTAAGAACAACTGGAATAAGATCGTACCTGAATATAGGGACCATAGCACATTCTATTCACATACTGGTGAAAGACAAGTAATATATAATGCGAATACATAATGAATACTCAAAGACAAACAAACACATTTGTAAAAGGACTTAATACAGATTCGGATTATTCTGTAATAGATTCAGCACAATATCAATGGGCTGAGAATGTACGTGTTGTCGCAAATGAGGGTAGTTCTTTCGCTACATTACAGAATATAGAAGGTGTTATTAAGACTAATCCAACACTGTCACCACAGGATGAAATAGTATATGTAACTACTATACGAGACTGGGCTATTGTCTTTACTAAGACCACATCAGGTTTATTTGGTGTATACAGATATGACTTCAGTAGATCTGAGACAGAACCTGAAGTGGCATTGGTGCTCAGCCCATTAGCATTGGACATACCTTGTATAGACGGTGTATATCCTATTAGTAGTGTATGTAGATGGGAAAGTGAAAACAATGTAAAGATATACTTTGCTGATGGTGAACATCAGATAAGAGTATTGAATGTCGATGAAGCTCACGAAAAGACTATTACGAGTGTAGATTCTTTAAATATACTTCCTAATGGTATACTACCACCTGTAGAAATATATGGTGTAGGTTCAGGTTCACTTAAAGCTGGTTACTATCAGTATTGCTATCAGTTATTCAATGAAAGAAGCAATACTACTAATATATCAGTATTATCTGGTATGTTTAGGGTAAGTAAAGATGATAGCAAGACAAGTAGCCAAACAGTAGTAGGTAGTACTTATGAAGAGAATACTGGTAAATCACTTAAGTTTGGTACTGAATTATTGAAAGGTGATTTCAATAGAGCTAAGATATATCAAATATATTATAAAGATAATACCAGTGTACCTACTATTACTTTGATTGAAGATAGTGTAGTAACTGGTACAGCATTGACTTATGAAGATAAAGGTGGTTACTACTTAAGTGAATTAACTGTAGATGAGTTCAATGCTCTTACTACTTATGACTTTGCACCACATATCTTAGCTTCACTAGATAATATACTATTTGCTGCTAATGTAACTGAGAATACTTGGGATGTTGAAGAAGATGAGTATGATACACGTGCATATAGATGTAATACAGACGGTAAGGTAACTATTAAGTCTAATACTGAAGCTGACATTACATTTAATATTGCAGATGTAGATACTACTAAAGTACCTACTACTTATGATTGTATATGTCCTTATAACAATTTAACAGATACCGATAGTGCAACTTATAAGTATAAACCATCTGATGAAGGTTATATACTTGGTGGTAAAGGTAAGAACATAGAGTATGAGTTCATTACTGCTGACTTAATTGAAGATGGTGAACCTATGGCTAGTGATGGTCTACTAGCTGAAACATGGAAGTTAAATGTAGACGCATGTCAGTTTAGTGAATTACCTTTATATAGAGTATCAAGTTCTAAGACACAAGTAGATAAAGTTACATTCAAGGATAACTCAGCTAAGATACCTAATTACTGTAATGCTGAGATAGATGCCAAGCTACGTGGATATCATAGAGATGAGATATATAGATTTGGTATAGTATTCTATAACGCAAAGAATGAAGCTAGCCCAGTACACTGGATCGCTGATATTAGGATGCCTAGGTTCTCAGATAGTGTACCATTTGAATGTGGTGTAAAGGTAACTAATTTGGATAGTACTAATTTCAAATCATTAGTTACTCACCCATTAGGTGTTAGATTCACAGTAAACACTTCAAGATTACCAGATACGGTTACTGGGTTTGAGATAGTAAGATGCGATAGAACACCTGAAGACAGATCTATATTGATGCAGGGTGTCATAAGTAATATTACACAGAATAGTAGTTGGAATAGTATTATGACCCCATTCCCATATCTTTCATATAGTACTAGACACTGTTTAATGTCCACTAGTAGCAAGTATCGTTATATGTGGAAGTATAGTAAAACTCATGCAACCAATGAAACGGCATCTTATGTTCAGTTCATATCCCCTGAGTTATGTGTGAATAGAGACGGAGCTTCTGAAGTATTAGAGTCTGCTACGACAGTAGAGTCCATAGCAAACCTACAATCTAACTTCACTACAACCCCAATATCTGGAGACGGATCGTATTTCTACAATGGTGGTTATAGTGGGAGTAAAGTTAGGTCTATGATTTGTGCTAAACAAGTAATAAAATTATCTGAATATGGCGTGTCCGCACTCGGGGGAGGAATATCAGCATACAATGACGAATCACTTAGGAACGATGGCTGGGTATACCAAACTGCTAATTTTAAGTCTGATGGTGATAAAGATGGTGTAAATTCCGATGATGGTGATAGTTTCTCAGGAAATAATGTGTTACGAATAGACGCTAACGCGTATGCACATAACACAGCACTTGGTAAATATTATTTTAATTCTGGCAGCAGTACTTCTACAATGGGTACAGCATCCGTAGATGATATAACCTATGCTGGCGAATGTGAATCATTTGATTTTGATGATGATTCTTGGAAAGCAAAATCAGTAGCAGTAGGAAATAAAACATATGTTAACTGGTGTTGGACAAATGCAGACACTAGTAAGAATACTGATGATAATAACACAAGAAAGGTTGGCCCTCATGGAATCTGTGCAATACTCTACAGTAAAGATTTATACACCAACTGCCCGTTAATAAACTCTACCAGTTCACTTGCTAATACTGTAGCAATTAAGTTATGTAATCTTAAACAAGCTGTTACAGCATATGGCGGTGAATCATATTCAGCTAGACAAAACTCAACTTATATAAGTACAGGTTTGTACAGAGCTATCTCTGAGCAGAATGACAGCCTACCTTGTTTTGGTGGTGATACTTTCATAGGTATAATGGACTATGCAGTATGTACAATGGGGTTCCATGCAGATCACTGGTTGGCAGACAACGAATGTAATAGAGCGTATGTAGGTGCATACATACCATTTGAAACTAGTGTTAACTTATCATTACGTAGTGATGAATCTCAAGTAAGTAGAACATTAACTACTAATGGCTACGCTAATTACCTAGTGCAAAATAACATATGCCAATTAGGTACACTGTACTCACAGAATACTCCACTATATGCATACAATGATGCATACTCAGCTAGACCAAATGTTAAAGAGTTTGTAAGTAAATCAATGTACAATATTGATAATCAACATACAGATACTCGTATTCTCGCTTCTGAGAAGAAAACAAATGATGAGGTTATTGATAGTTGGTCAACATTCAAAGTAGCAAACTATATAGATGTTGATACTAGGTATGGTTCTATAAATAATATGAAATCATACAATAATACGTTGTTTTTCTGGCAAACAGACGCATTTGGAACTGTATCTGTAAATGATCGTTCTCTTATCCAAGATAACAATATTGGAGCTCTTACATTAGGTACAGGTGATGTGTTATCAAGGTTTGATTATATTACTACTTTAAATGGATCTAGAGCAAATCATTTACGTAATACTGTTGGTAGTGATTCTGCACTGTACTGGTTTGATGCAGATAGAAATGAAATATGTTCATTTGCACAAATGGTTAACTCATTATCAAAACAGAAATTCGTGCAGTCATATCTTAACCGTGTCAAGGATGATATGAATAATGATCCTACTGCAGTATATGATAAGAAGTACAATGAGGTACTCTTTACTCTAGAAGATAATACTTTAGTATATAGTGAACCTTTACAAGCATTTACTTCAGTATACACATTCAGACCAGATCATTGGATAGACTTCACCGATAAGCTTTATATCTTCAAAATCAATTCATTATTTAAGTATAATGCTGGTGATGATATGAATTTATTTACAGGTAAAGATAAAGTATCTACTATTAAATTTGTAGTATCTGCAAATTATCCACAGACTAAAACATTTGATAATGTAGAATATGCAGGTGACTTCACTTATGGAACTAACTTCGATAATATCTATTTTGAGACTAAACGCCAAACAAGTGGCATACTTAATCACAATAGTATAGACTATAGGGAGGATACTTATAAGTTCTGTATACCACGTAATAGAGCTACGTTGAACGTTGCAGAACAAATAGCAAATAAAACATATAGAGATAGAATGAAAGGTAAGTATCTTGTATGTAATTACAAATATGATTGTAATGGTGGTAATACCTTCAAAGTTCCTTATATCAGTACAAGTTACAGAGCATCTTTAATATAATATGAAAAAGAAAAGAAATATAAGAAGGCAACAAGTACCTGCATATGTTAATGGTATGGACTTAATAAATGCAAGTACATCACTTATGTCTCAAGCTGGTAGCGCTATAACTAATGCTACTGATGATACTAGTGGCGGTGCGATCGCTGGTAGTGCATTAAGTATGGCAGGTTCTGGTGCTGCAGCTGGTGCTGCTTTCGGTCCTATTGGCGCAGGTATAGGTGCTGCTGTAGGTGGTATAGCAGGTTTG